ACACTTACAAAACCTAGTCAATACAAAAACATCAGATGGAAAAGTCTACGATTTCGCAAAAAAAGAAAATGTTCAAACTAAATGTATATATATCAACGCTAAAGCGTTGGAAGGAGACTACGGCATTTATGGCAACATTAATCCACAGAAAATAGAGGATGCTCCTAACACGCAAGGTCTATTTTGATAGAACCTTTAAAAATTCTTGATACTTTTGCAGGTATTGGGGGTTTCTCTTATGCTGCACATAAATTAGTTGGAGGATTTGAAACCACTCAATTTGTAGAGATTGATCCTTTTTGTCAGAAAGTTCTAAAAAAACATTTTCCCAAAGTTCCCTGTCACGATGACATTAAAACCTTCACAGCTTACCCTAGACAATATGATGTCATCACAGGAGGTTTCCCCTGCCAGGACATCAGTGTTGCAGGAAGAGGAGAAGGAATTACAGAACAATCCAGATCAGGTTTATTTTACGAACTCATCAGAGTCATACGCTTGGTACGACCAAAATTCGTTGTCATGGAAAACGTGGCAGCGATCCTTAATAACGGATTGGACATCGTTCTCGGAGAGCTTTCCGAAGCAGGGTACGATGCAGAATGGTCAATTATATCTGCAAGTTCACTGGGAGCAGCCCACAGACGTTCAAGGTGGTGGTGCGTTGCCTACACCAACGACTATGGATCATCTTCCTCCTCGATCAATGAGATCAATGATGAAACAGACTCAAGTTCACAGGAAAGGCAGAACCAAGTTAGCGAATCTTCGGGAAGCAGTGAATCCTCAGACAGTAGAATTGTTCGATCATCTGAGGGGAATGTTACCGACTCCAACAGCAAGGGATTACAAAGGAAGATCCTCGGTAAAATGGAATCAGGAATATGGTCAGCGAAACATACCAGACGTCTTGACCCAGACTGGCGATCATATGTCAGTAAGCCCATACTTCCTAGAGGAAGTTATGGGTTATCCAATCGGGTGGACAGAACTAAAGCCCTAGGTAATAGTATTGTTCCAGCTGTAGCTGCAATCCCACTTCAACGTGTTCATGATCTTTATTACAAATGAAACCAGTTAAAAAATCAATCCTTAAATTACGCAAACTTAAACAAATAAGACGTAAAAATCTAGAAAAAAACTTTTTAGAAATTCAAATGAAAGGACAGGATCATTATGTTTTTATTAAAGAAAATGGCAAAGCACAGGTAGTATATGATGAAGGTCGTTGGGTTACAGAACATATAAGAACTGCAATACTTAAATATAATTATGAAATTGACAAGATAGATAAATTATTTATCAGAGATTTTACTGATGAAGAAATCAACGAATACGAAAGAACTTCTTAATAGGATTAGTTGGTTTTCTCTTTTCTTTTCTCATTTGCTGAACAACTCTTTCAGCTTCTAATTCTATTAGTCTATTTAATAAAGATGCCATGAAAATATCTTGATCAAATTTCTTTCTAACCATATGTGTGCAATATCTTTTTACATTATCTAAATCGTTAGCTCTCATAATTTCTCTACACTGCATTTCAATCTCTAATTCCATTTCTGGAGGAGCTGGCTCAATATCTATGTTGAGAAATTTAGTGATTTTCATTTAATTGCAGGAGGAAAAAGCTGGCTTTCTAGCATTGCAACCGCTCTATCATCCAAAGTATTTGTAGTTTGCTTTGCAATTGATTTCAATAGATCTATGACTAACCTTTTAACAGCAGTTGTTGTTAAAAACGTCATTAAGATTGGTTTTAAAATTTTGTACATAAAAAAGATATATGTTCTTACCCAAACATACCAAAGATTAGTCTTTTTGACCTTCCATACGACTTACGGCTCTTTCTAATCTATTTATTCGGCTAAACAATTCAACAATGTCTCTATCTCTTCTGCTACTTATGTTGGATAGAACCATGACAAAGGCCGTAGCTGCTGCTCCTATTAAGGCTGCATATATCTCAGGCATGAATTTAAGCTATAGTTATGTTTAGTATGCCTAAAATTTTGTCTCATGGTTGAAGAAAAGAAAAAAAATGCCTTTCAAAAACTTAAGGAAGGTTTAGATGACAAAGAAGAGCAACTAGCAATTATTAGTCTTTTTGTCAGATTGGGTGTTGTTGTTTGGAGTGGGTTCATAGTAACTTTGAACTACATCTCGATCCCAGGGTACAGTTCAGAACCAAAAGATATCACGTTTCCTGCTTCGCTTCTAACGGGAGCACTGGCAACATTCGGTTTGGAGGGATCAAAGAAACGTAGTGAGAAAGACAGTAAAGTTGCAGAAAATGAAGGTATGGTTCAGACTATAAGGGTAATAACACCTATTAAAATAGAAGGTGCAGAAGTAATCGACCCTAAATCCAAAAAATGAAAAAGCTACTTCCACTATTATTACTGGCAACAACACCTGTCTACGCTAATATCAAACAGGAATTTGTAACCTCTGCACAAATATCTATAGACTCGCCTTATGTAATTACCAATGCAGCCCCATCGAGCTATAGCTTAAGTGGGAATAATATTACTACTTCAACAGGAACAGGAGATAGTCTGGTAACAAATGCGATAGGTGGTTTAAATCTTGGAAGTTTTGGAAATAATGGTGCACCAAACGCAATACATACAAATAAAACAGTAACAACTGCTGGGTCGGCTTTTTCTCTCAGCGAAAGTTATCAGGCTGGTGACGGAACACAAACTGCGATCACCCCATCAAGCGGTATTGCAAGTCTCCCTGTACTTGGTGGACAGACAACAGTAATTTCTGGGGGAACTGCGGGATCGCTCGCCCTTACGAGTGTTAGTTCAGGAATTCATACTTGCACAGCAGGAGGTAGCGGAACAAGTTGTATTGGCTCTACTACTGTCCGTATTACGATTGACTAGACTTTGGTTATTAGTTTTACTATTATGTCCTATAAGAACACTTGCTGTTCCTGTAGTTCCACAATTTCGTTCGGGTAGTTCTCAAACCAGCTCGACCTCAGAATCAGTCATAAATGAAACCATTACAAGTCATCAATATCGAACAGGATACTCATATTCTGCGTCAGGACATAATATTGAAAGCAATGACCTCAATGGATATATCAATCCTACAGCTACAACTCTTACCGAACAAACAGTTGGAGGTGTAAATTTTAGTTGGACTTCGCCAAATTTAGAAGCCGTTCCAAGGTGGAAAATATCAACCCCTGGTTCAGCCTTCTCTCTCCAAGAAACATTAATCACACCAGGGTTAGACACAGTAACCACAATAACAAGAACAATAACTTCAAGCACCACAACAGAAACTACAACTACATTTGGGCAATAGCTTTATTTCTTTGCCCTGCAAGGGTTTTGGCTAATACAACTGTAGCATCCCCATCAAGTAACGCACAGGGGGTAGTTAATAACAATGCCACCATGATAACCCCATCTAGTATGCCTAGTTTCAGAATGAGTCAGGGTATCGTCTGTGCTTCTCCTAGTCTTACAATCACTCCATATGTAACTGACTCCCATACATTTTCTACTCCTAGAGAGACTGTTACTAGACAGAATATTTATGATGAAACTACTGGAGCGATAAAATATGTACAGGAAACACCAAGATTCGAGAAGGAAAATTTTAACTTGAATTATGGAATTTCTGCTCAGATAAATATTCCATTAGGAAAATCTCCAGCCCTTTGTCACGAAGCAAGTGCAGTAAATATAGAAGCTCAAAAACTATTAATTAAGAAAACTAAAATGGAAATCAGCCTCTATCGTTTGGAGATGTGTGCAAAACAGGCGAAATTAGGTGTTTACTTTAAACCTAATACTCCTAGTGCTATTACTTGTGAAGATATTGTTGTTACAATCCCACCAAATCAAGTTATCCCACATACTCATAAACTTAAGTAGATTTATCTTTTTTCTTAGTAGTTAATTTCTTAAATATATTTTTAATAGCTGGTTTGATTATATTGAGAATAAGAGGAGAACTCGCAGCCACAAGACCGATAACAGCAGTAGAGACAATAGTGCTAGGTTCTGGGATGTATTGATCCACAAACGGAACGTCTTCATAGAGAGTAATACATTCAACCCCATCTTGCCCTCTTTCATGTCCGATAACACGTTCTAATCGTTTTTCGTTACGAAAGTCTCCTACTCTTTGGTCTTTTTTACTAGGGCATGGTTCTAATTCAATCGGTTTATCTTCTTTAATTTCTGGTATTTCTGGTTGCTTTGATTCTGGTAAGGGTGGGGTTTCATTATTTGTAGGAACTTCTTCTGTAATGACCAAATTTTCAGGTGTATAGTCAAGAGGAATAAAACTAGGAAATGGTACATCGCACGTTGTATATACTCCATTAGGGTCATCCAATAACAGATTACGATTACCTGTATTTTTTATATCCCTATGCTGATAAGTACAACCAGGGACATCTATATCAGGTGGTTTTGCTATCTCGATGTAATAAGGGCTATATATCTCTGGAACGTCTGGAACGTATATCTCAGGAATACTTATTTCACGAATCTCCATCTTCTACTTCTCCAATAGAGATAGACCAACCATTTTCACCGAAAGTACCTTTTTCTATGATTTTTGGTTTTTTTACTTTTTTATCTAATTCTTCGTGATATTTTTTAATATCGTTATCTAGTTCTAAATTGAATCTTTGCATACGCATCCAATGAATCAATTTATCTATATAGTATTTAACTAACTTTTTTATAAATCTAAAAATCACTTAAATTCCAAGTTTTTTGGGAATTGGCAGAGATTCTCCTGTCATCTTAGGTAATCCTTTTTCTAATACTTTAGGCATCATTCCTTGAACACCTCCAAGAACTTTATTCATCATCTTTGTCTGAAACTGCTCTGATGTTACATATTTATATCCAAAGTACCCTCCACCAATAACAGAAGTTACCATTACAAATGAGACAATACTCAAAACATTAGCGATCTTTTGAAACATGATTAAATTTGCAATTTTAAAAGCACTATCTTTTTCAAGTGTGCTTGTATTACTGCTTATTCTAGCCCTATCACCTCTCTACGTCACTATGTTCCTTTCTCTTCTCTTTCTCTCTTCTCTCT